AATTGGTCTGTCAAATATTTGTACAATTCCTGTGTCGCTTGGTGAACCATTTGTTATTGTGGCTGTTGGTGCTTCAGGTCCTGGATCTGTCACAAACGTGGCAGTGGTTGTGTCTGAGATGCCAGCAAATTGTAAATCAGGACAACCAGCATTCACAATGGCTCCTGCTGATATGTTCACATAATAAGTGGTGTTGGGATCCAAATCCACTGTGGGATTCAAATACACCGTGTCTGTTTCAATCCAGAACAATTCATTGATCTGATTGTCTGTGAATGTGTGTGCCACATTGAACACTTGATGCGTCACAGCACCAGTCTTGTAGAGTGTGATGGTGCCTGATGTGCCAAATGCTATTGAATCACTAAATTTTAATCTTATTTCAGTCTGTGTGTCTACGTCTGAAAATTCATTTAATGAATTGTTGGCACTGGTCACAATTAATTTTACAAAATCCATACTTGCCACAGTGAAGTTTAGATTGTCTGTTTTGATGATGGCATTGTTGCCCAATGAATGATTACAGTCTGTGATATCTTCCACAGCGAACACAATGTCTGCTGGTGCTATGATGTAATGGTCTCTGCCCAATACTGCTTTGCTTTCTATGTTGCTGTATATCACTTGTTTTTTATTTAAAGGATTCACAACACCTGTGGATGCCGCAATGGTTCCTTCTGACAGGTCCGTTAAAGCATTCATTATGGATATTGTGCCTGAACCAACTTTTACTTCTTTGTCAAATTGTAGTATCAAAACACTTTCAGGACAAATTGTGCCTGTGTCTTGTGTGATTGTGAATGTTTTGTCTGTGGCTGTGTCCGCATTCATTGTGGCAATGAATGTGCTGATGTTGGTTATCTCCACGTCCTTGTTTTTGGTACACAATGTTGGTGGATTGGTCGTGTTGGTATAAAATTTAAATGGTGTGGTTTCTGTAAATTGTTTGGCAAACAAAAAGGTGTCAATATTACACGCACCTGTGCTGGGTGTTGTTGGCGATGTGCCTGCGAATGAATATGCTGAGGTTGTGTAAGCAGGTGTATTGAAGTTCCAGGTTGTAGAACCTATTTCTTCTCCCACTGCGTCATAGTCTGTGGCTGTGTCTGAATAATCTGTGCCACAATCTTCATATCTTTTGGTTTTGCCTGTTATTTCTGGTGAAACAAAATCACAATATGTCACAACACCTTCATCCATTAAGATGTAGTAGTCTGTTTTTAAATCTCTGTTGCTGAATCCAATTGCCAATGCGTTGTTGTTAAGAGTAAAATCACTTGCGTTGCTTGTGGTGTTTTTAGTTTCAACCAATGTGCCATCACTTTTGTACAATTTAACATTTTTGTCTGAACCTAAACTTAAAGCGCCATAAAATACGTTGGCTGTGGAATCTGTTGCTGTTCTTCCATACAACACATAATAATCTCCTGTGATAGGTGCTTTGTCACTGGTATATTCGCCTGTTGAATCCAAATGTGTTGTTCTGTCTGGTGGATAACGATCCACAATGTTTAATTTTGGTGATACAGGTGCCACTGTGTATTTCTCAATTTCTGGAACCCAAGCAGATCCATTCCAAATCAAACCATCTCCTGCTTCTGGTGGTGTGCCTCCTGCTGAAAATAGATTGGTATTGACTGTGACTGTGACAGCGTCAGCACTCTGAGTGGCTGTGACAGCATTACCCACAAAATTAATTTCTGCTGGTGTTGATGTGAGTGTGGTACCTTCGTCTTTAACTGTGATATTGTTGCCTGCTCCAGGTAATGGGTCTGAACCTCCTATGTCAATTTTTCCGTTGGTAGCATCTTTGATTAGGTCCGCCATTCTTTGGAATAAAGACTTGTTGCCTGTCATACCTGAAAAGAAACCATCCAGTTTCAATAATAGTTCTACCAATGAAAGAGCACCCAACAGTCTGCCCAAAGTGCCACTGTTGACATCTGTGTTATCTCCTAAGGCATCTGGCACTTGTTCAGGTGTGTAGTCAACCAACCCTGATGGTGATGTGAAAGGTCCTGTGGTTGTTGAATTAACACCTCTTGTTTTAAAAAAATATTGATCATTTGCCAATGCGTCATAATCCAATGTGACTGTGGTTCCTGATGAGAACACACCTCCGTTGGCAGGACGTTCTGTGGCAATCAATTGATATGATCTGTTTTCGTCTCCTGTGACACCTACATCTGTTGTTCTCCAGAATTCTATTGCTTCAACCAATCCTGTGGGTGATCCACAAGTGATTTCAACTCTTGGTCTGCTGTCACTTTCAAATTTTGTAACCTGTAAATTGCTTGGCACACCAATTGAACCTATTGTGATGATTCCATTGGCATCTGTTCTTGTGAAACGATATAAATCTGCTGTTGAATACACATTGGCATCATATTCCAATGCCACCATCTTCATTGTTAAGGCACCATCTGCGTCTTGTGTTTCCTGTATGCTGATGATTCTAAATACTTTTGATGTGAAACCCAGTCTTGAATTGGTAACATCTATAAGGTCACCTGCTTTTAAATTGATGTATGTGAAATCTGTTTCAAAGTCTATCACAAGATTGACTCTGCTCTGTTTTAATTCAATGATACCTAACAGTTGTGCCTGTATTGGTTCATTGATTACATCATATGTGAGTTGAAGTGTGTTGTTTTCTTCATTGCTGTTTCTGTCTGATGCTGGTATTTCAACTGTGACAAAGTCTGCTGTATCTCGTATGTCCCTGTTGGGGAACTCCACCTTGACTTTGTTGTAAAGGTCTCTTAAACCTGTTGAGGCAACATTGATATTGCCTATAATGTTTGAGTCTGTGAATGATGCTGTGGATGTGCCTGCTTGATTGATTGTGACGCCCCATTTACCTTCGTGTATGTCATATTTCAAATAACTTGCGGCAGATGATGCCACTTTTTCTATGTTTTCCATAACTGGTCTGGCTGTGTCCAGCAAACCATTAATCTGATATCTGTCTGCGAGTGTTTGTGCTCCAGTGCCTTGATCATCGTATGCCACACCAGTGTCTGAATATGTGTTCAATGCTGTGAGGCTGGTCTGATCAATGTAATTCTCGTGTATGCCAGCACCGTATGTGGTGTTGGTCATATAATCAAACAATACATCACCAGGTTTCTTCATATCATTGTCAATTTCAAATTCAAAATTACCCAGTTGTGTCAAACCTTTATCTCTGTTGTAATTGATTTCAACCACAGCAAATAGTAAGTTTGTCATTTGGTGTGTTGTACTGCCCCAATTAGGCATTACAGAATAAGCATTGGGATAAGAAGCATTTGTATAACCATCTGGTATGCTTGGTGTGCCTGAACCTCCAGCATAACAATATATTTTTACCAATCCTGCCAATGATGTGTCTATGCCTGTGGCACTGACACCAACTGATGCCACTGTGAATCCATCAGAAGCAAAATTAACTTTTTGTTTGTTAAGATACACATCTTTGAATGTGTATGTGCTACCTGATGAATCACTCAATTTGGTTGATGTTGTTTCAGACAGTGTTAGACAGAATGTCATTGTCTGATTGTTGTTGGTCATATGGGCATCTGTTATAATGCCTCCAAAAAAGGCTGAACCATATAGAACAGGTATCTTGTGATCTGTTGCTGGTGGTAGTTGTAGTCTTACACCTTCATCAATGTTGGCAACTTCGTCAATGTCGTTGTCTTTGTTGACATTACGATTTAATTTAAAAACAAGATAGGCAAGTGCCGCTGTGGTAACCAATGTGCTGGCAGTTTGATTGCCTTTGAAAAATGTTTTTGCTTTGTTGCCAAAGTTTTTTATGCCATCAAGAAAACTCATTAATTGGGTGCTCCAAAGTTGAAGTTTGATTTCGCCAATGCTGGCACTCTGTCAAATGATTGATCACCAGGATAAAATTCTGCTTGGTCAATAGGATTTGTTCTTCTGCCAGACACTTTGTTGTTCAATTGGTCAATGATACTGGTTGCTGTGAGTGTGATCACAACAGAACCATCTGATCCTGCGAGATCATCTGCTATGTTAAAATTATTCACAACACCTTTGAACTTGCCTGCTGGGTTGCCTGTGATTGACAACAATGCTGATGTCTCAGCATTAAAAAATCCTCTTGTGATTTCTATTTCAGAACCTTTTATTTTTTGATCCACAATGTCACTCACATTGCCTGATGGTATGCCTGATATAGATATGCTCAGTTCTTGCTGTGCCGCTCTTAAATTGCTGGTTGTGTTGCTCACTGACAACAATTCACCTATGCCTTGATAGGTTGTGCTACCAATGGTGTAATTGATGTGGTAATCTGAAAATGTAAGTGTCTGATAACCAGGTATCGTCAACTTTACAAATAAATTGGTTTGAATATGTGTGTAGGAAGATAGATTCAGTGCCATTATATTGCCTCAACAAATATAAAAGGTCCGCTCCAACTTACTTGGTCATAACCAAATATTTTGTAGTTGGGCCATTGAACACAAATTACGTCCCAGGTAGCATTTGTCCCAATCACCAAATTATAACTTGCTGTGGCATCCAGTACGGGTCTATGAACACCTATAACTGATGTGGCTGATGTTTGATCGTTGGTGACTGAATAAACTTTACCTGTTGAACCTAATTGAATGTAATCACCTTTTTTTAATCTAAAATTTGTGGCATTTGTGTTTGTATTCACTGTCAATGATGTTGAACCTTGTGTTGCGGCAACATTCACCGTGCCTGTTTGACCAACAGTGCCTACCAATCCAGAAATGTAAGATTGTGGTATGCTGATTTGTCCTGTTGATACTCTGTCCAATGTTTCCATATCCTGTATGATTGAACGATATTCTGTATAACTTGGACCATCAGGCAGTCTTACTTCAAACTCCCATACCTGTCCACCAACAGATGTTGTTTTAATCACACCTGATCTGCTTTGTGTTTGTGAAACTTTTCTTCTCTTGTTGATGCTTAAAGTGGTTGCTCTGTCAAATACTTCTTGGTATGCTGTTGTCATTGTTATTACCTACTAAATTGTGGCAAACTCTGTCTGCCTGTTTCTGATACTGCGAACAAGAACTGTGGATCTCTTGCCAATAGTTCTTGGAATGATGCGGCATCTACTGCGTTTATATTGTATGTGACTTGACTGCCCATTAATGGTGTGACATTGGCTGGTCCTGTAATTAATTCTGGTCCTCTTTCTCCTGCGATACCATATTCTCCTCTGCCTATCATACCGCCATCTCCTTTGAAACCCACAAACTTACCAAGACTTGAAGCAACTGAACCCAACACATCAAACAATCCTGGTGAGTTGCTTCTTGCTCCAGCACCACCAAATATTCTTGCGAACAGTTCTTGTATTCTGCTTCTTAACAATGTTGTCAATAAGTCATTGATTAAATCTTTGAAATTAAACTTGCCTGTTTTAACAAAATTAACAATGGCATCTTCCATACCTTGTGTGGCTTGTTCAAATATTCTTCTTGCCTGTTGAGCACCGTTTGTGGCATTCTCAACATATTCACGCATTGCCTGTTCCCAACCTTCAGAAAAGTCTCTCTGTGTTTGTCTTGTTTCTTTGGCTATTTTTTGTTGTGCTTCAATTAATGCTTTGGTGTTTTGATCAACTTCATCCAACAAATCCTTAATTTGTTTATCGTCAACACCTTCAGTCTGTGCCATTATTCTTTTTTTGATTGCGTCTGCGTTTTTTTGTTCTTGTATTTCTATTTTTTTTAATACTTTTTCAAATCCTCTGTAATCATTAAGTGTGGCATCCAACTCAAGTTCACCTTTTGTCTTTTCAAAATCTTCTCTAATTTTTTTCTGTAATTTTAAAATTGTCTTACTGATTTCTTCTGCTTTCTTCTTTGTATCATCTTCTGTTTTGTCAGAAATGATGATACTAACTTCACTCATTTCTTCTAAATTTTTATTAGTTTCTTTTTGAATCTTGTTGAATTCTTCTTGTGCTTTTGTGGCATCTGATGTCTTGTTGAAATAGTAAGCAAGAGCACCACCTGCCGCTAATATACCTGATATAATTTTGATGAATGGATTTCTGCCCATTACCACATTGAGCACACCCATTGCTGTGGCTGTGGTTCTAATTGAATTTGCCAGTGTTAAGAACAAGGCAGTCATTTTACCAATTGCTAAGGCAACAAATGCCGCCTTCACAGCGTCAATGTTTTCTTTTAAGAATTTTATTACTGTGACTGTGCCTTGTATGGCAGTGGCTAATCCTGCTCCAATTGATTCTGCGAATTCTTCTAATACATCTGCGTTCTCTTCAAAAAACTTGTTGAGGTCACCCAATTGAAACTTTAATTCATCAAAAAATCCTTCTGCTACCTGTTTCTGGAAGTTAAAGAACTTGTCTCCCAACATTGAAATTGTACCTTCCAATGTGTTGGCAAATTCGTTTGTGGCATTACCAAATCTACCGCCTTTACCAAATACTTCTTCAAATCTTTTGATGGTTTGTTCAATGGATACTTTGGCTCCTTCTTCAAAGCCAAGCATATTTCTTACGCCTTTTTCACGGAAAATATCTGCTGATGCTATACCACCAGAAAATGCTCTT